ATGCGTCTTTCCGTTTGTGAGAATCAACTCACCCCACCATACGATTGAACGGTTCCGGCCTGTTCTGCTATTAAGCACTTTTTGAAAAGCGGGACTAATTGGATACATAAGCCCACCTCACATTTCAATCACGTCGATGGTGAAATCTTTGTACAGACCACCCTCGTTCGGGTAAACCGAGAGGTTACTCTGCGTGTAGCTGTCCTTGCCTGCGTAAGCCGACATGGTTTTGATCTGTCCGCCGTCGTAGTAGGTGAAGCTGAACTCTTTGCCCTGCATGAGGTTGTGCATAAAAGCAACCTCTAAGCCGGTGATTTTCTCATAGGTCAGCTTGATCTTGCGGACGGTGGGACGAACCCAGTTGATGTACATGAGGCCGCTTTCCACGCGCCCGGAATCGGAACTAACAATATTGTCGTTCTCGATAGTGACGGACGTGGGAACGTAGATGGGGTTTCCATCTACGGCCCAATATCCGTTGGTACATTTCTTACAAATTCCCATATTATCCCACCTTCAAGGGGCTTTTGCCGTTTCGCATGATCGCCCGATTGTTTTCATTCACCACAACGTTGAAAACCTCACGGCCACCGATGGAAATGCTGATCTGCTGCGGCTGCCCTCCGTCGCCGTTCCGCATGGATCGGGACAGGGCCTGCAGCTCTGCCAGAATGCCCAGCAGGTAGGCTTCCACGCCGCCCTCAGCGCCCGCAGGAGCCGTGTTTGCGGCAACCTTCGTCTGATACGGCACAACCTTACCAGCGGCAATGTTGGGTAATGTAAAGCCACCAATGCTGTTCAAAGCAGATGCAATCGTCTGGAAGGTCACAGCCAAGGAACCGAGGCTGCTGATAATGGCCTGCATACTGCCGACGACGCTATCAACATTCATTTGGACGTTGGGAGTGTCCGGGGTCATGCCGTCCGTTACCGCCGTTGCGATGTTCTTTGCGGTGGTCAGCAGGCCGCGCTCGCCATTCTCCATACCGACGGAAAGACCCGCATCCAGAAATTCACCGATCTCGGCAAAGACCTTAGAGGGAGAATGAATACCAAACAGGTTCTTGATCCGGCGAATGAGGTTGTTGACCATGTTGGAAACGTTGCTCATAAATCCGCCCCAAGCACCGGCAACACCGTTATTCAAACCCGCGACAAGGTTGTGGCCCACGTTGTTCCACTTGACGTTGTTCAGGTTAGTGCGGAGATTCTGCCATGCGTTCAGAACGTTGGTGCGCAAATTGGAGAAACGGTTGTTCGTCACAGTCTGCAGATTGCCCCATGCGGTCTGCGCATTGGAAACGATGCCGCTGAAAGTGCTGCTCAGGTTGGAGCGCATATTGGAGGCTGTATTACTTACAGATGTCCGGGCGTTGTTGAACGCGTTGGAAATGGTCGTTTTGACATTCGACCACGTCGTCTGTGCGTTAGATCGAATATCGTCCCACCGCGATCTGAGGTTGCTTCCGATCTGTGTAGCGGTGTCCTGGATCTTGGTCTTGGTGTTCTCAAAAGCGGTAGCCACATTGGATTTCAGATTCTTCCAACTGTCTTTTGCGTTGGTCGTGATGTCGTCCCAACCCTTAGACAGCATATCGAGCAAATCCGAAACACCGTTGGACAAAAATTCGGAGATTTTCGGCCACTTATCGGTGATGCCCTGCAACAGGCCATCCATGACGTATCCGCCCTGTTCTGCCATGACGGTAGAGGGGGAATGGATGCCGAACAGATTCTTAAAGCCGGTGATCCAGAGGTCAGCGAAATCGCGGAGGGTCTGTTTCACGGCCTCCCATTTTTCCTTTACGCCGTCGATGAAGCCCTGAATAACCTCGCCGCCGCCGTTTTTGATCCAGATAACGATTGCTGCAATAGCTGCAGCCGCAGCAGCAATAATAACCGTGGGCCAACCGCCGATTGCCGCGACGATGCCGGTGACGATTTTGGAAAGTGTTGCGCCGATTGCGGGCAGGAATTTCACTGCAATTCCTCCGATTTTTCCGATAAGACCGGTCACGACTCCCTTACCGGCTGTCAGAATCTTTGCACCCCAACCGGCGATACCGCTACCGCCGATGATGCCTTTAAGCAAATCAGCGATTATAGAGGTCAATGCCTGCTGCAGCGGCTGCTTGAAGATGGCACCTGCCAACTTGAGGGCAAGATTTCCGGCAAGAGCGGTAAACGCAAGGATCAGAATACCGCCGCCGTCACCCTTAATCATGCCGCCCAAAAATTCAAACATCGCCTTTAATGCGGCTCCGATGAACTGCGCAACCTGTGCAAAAACTGCGCCCCAATCAACATTGGACAGGGCCTGTCCGACTGCGAAACCCACCTGCGACCAATCAATCTGCTGCACAACGGTAACGAGGTTTTTCAGCACGGTTATAAACAGTCTGCCAATAGCCGCACCCAGCTCCGCCCAATTGACCTCATGCAAAACCCGATTGATCGCAGCGGTAATTTTCTGGGCCACGCCCGCAAAGGGGTTCTGATCCAGAAAAGAATTGATAAGGGTAGTCACGCCGTTAAAGGTGGCAATTAGGCTTGTCGCGATGGAATTGAAATCGATGGTGTCAAACCACGATTTGACCATGGTGCCGATACTCTGTCCGATGGAAGCCCAAATACCGGGGGTGGTGACGATACCCTCAATGGTATGCAGCAGTAAATTCCACTTATTTGCAAAGGTCTGACCAATCAGCTCCCAGTCGATGTTATCAAACCAGCTTTTGATTGCTGCGCCGATACCGCTGCCAAAATTCTTCGCCTTGAAGGTGGTAAAGAACGTATTGACAATATCGGCAATCGCATTGAGGCCGTCTGCTACAGTTTTACCCAGCAGCGGCCAGTCAACATTATCAAACAGGCCGTTGAGAATTTCAGCGGCGCGGTTGGCCCACTCTACGCCCTTCGGGCGGAGGGTGTTGTTGATCCAGTCGTCCGCTTTCTTGAGTGTAGCGTTGAGGCCCTCCGCCAAAACTTCGCCCACACCGTCCCAATCGGCGTTTTTCCACGCGGATTTGAGATCTTCAACCCATTTCTGCACACTTTCAGGCAGGTCAACAGGAAGTTCCTCAAACTGGATCGCCGATTCGTCCAAATCGGTGGTGCTGCTTGCATCGGGCTTGTTCTGCCGGTTCAATTCGTCGAAGCTGTACAACTCATTGTTGAACTTTTTCTGCGCTTCTGCCGCATCCTCAGCGGATTCCGCAAACTGCTCATTACCCTTCTTGGCAGCGGTATATGTAGACTTGCCGTTTAGCACCGCAAAAAACTGATTGACCGCCGTAACGGCTTTGTTCATCAGGTTAATAATTGCCGTGATAATCGGTTCAAGGGCAGAAAGCATATTACCAACAACGGCGGAAATGTTGCCCTTGAGCTGGGTAAGACTGTTTTTCATGTTGCTCATAGTGGCGTTAAACCTACTATCGAACAACGCAAGCTGTTTCAGCCCTTCTCCCACATCATTGAAAATGGACGAAATAAACATTCGCTTGATCCGGGCTACCAGCATCGTTTTCAAACTGGTAAGGGACTTCACAAGTCCGTTGGTGGAAAGGCCGGTTTTCTCGGCTTGTTTTGCGAATTTTTTAAGGCCAGCCATAGCCAGCTTTGCAGATGCCGCTATTGCCTTGAAGGGCAGTTTCAGCAGTTGCTTTGTGGCAGTTTTGACCTTTCTTCCCATGTCGCCGAAAACCGCAACGACGCGCTTACCTGCCGCGTCCAGCGCCTTTTCATCAGTAACATTCTCACGAAATGCCAGCGACAGGGCCTTGAGCGCACCTGCTAAGCCGGAGGCTTGCTGCTGGGCTTGCTCGTCGGAATCAGTTTTGTTGGCATTGTCACGGGCCGCCGCGAGCTTTTTATACTCGTCCTCAAGCTGTTTCAAAATCTCCAGCTTTTTAGCGTATTTTTTATTGGTGTTATCAATCTGGATCTGTTCGATCTCCAGAGTGTTGCGGGCTTGTTCATCGGTAACAGACTGGCGCAGCGCAACATCGGTTTCGGCCTTAATGTTCTCCAACTCCGCGTAATAGTCAGAAAGTCCCGCTTTTGCGGTAGCAATCTTCTTTTGCAGTTTACCCAGCTCTTTATCAAAGTTTTGGGTGGCTGCGGTAGCGGCTTTGGTGGATTCCGCCGTCTTGTTATGGGCCTGCGCGGTATGCTGGGCAGCTTGGGTCTGCGTCTTTGCGCTCTGTTTTGCGGCTTGAGCCTGTGCCTGGGAACTCCGCTGGCTGGCCTCTGCCGCCCGTGTAGCTTGCTCCGTGCTACCGCCGGTGTTGGCTGCGGCTTTGTTGGCCGCAGCCGCCATGGATTGCAGAATCGAGGTGATGCCGGAAAATGCGGTTTTCATCTCCGCACCCAAAGTGTTGACCTGCTTTGCAACATCGGTCACAGCAGACAACAGTTTGTCGGAGCCTTTTTCAAAGCCGTCATTGTCAAGCTCAGTATTGATAACAATAGAGCCATCGTAGCCGTTATCAGCCATTTCCGACACCTCCTTCCATCAACAAACTTTCATAGATCGCACGCATCTGATCCTCCGGGGACTGACGTTCGTGCGCAAACTCAACACTGCAAAGATCCCGGTTGGCAGCAAAGAACTCCTGTTCATGCTTTTCCAGTTTCTTGTGCATTGCTTTTTTCTGCCGGATCGTGAGGACAACACCCCACAGATCCTCGCGGTCGATTGCTTGAAAATACCCAAGGAAAGTCCACCAGTGCATATACGGCACGGCGCGAACTTCCATCCCCGCCACTTTGTTGATCGCCGGGAAAATGAGCTGTTCGTCTTTTTCCCAATTTACAACTTTAGGGCTGGGCTTACCGTCCGACATATGGCACTCGATGAACTCAGTAGCCGCATTGATCGCCGCTGCATAGGTGTCCTTATCCTTGGGAATCGAATCCACATCTTTGTAGATCCGGTGTAAACAAACAAAGACCTTTTCCTCGGCGGAAAGGTCTTTGTCGTTATATGCCATTATGATTGTGAGAATGTTCCGAAAATCGGAACGGATCGCATAGTCTTTATTGCAGACTTTAAGCGTCTGCGGGAGCAGTCCTATCATTGCCGTTTACCTCCGGTTCGGCGGTCGGCTGAATGTCGCTCAGGTATTTATCCGTCCGGCTCTTGGACAGGGCCATTTCGTCCTCAACGGCCTCAACAATGATACCGCCGATAACCTCAATGACACTTTCGCAGAAGAACTTGCCGCCAACACTGGAGAAGGGGTTGCGCTTGGCAAAGATTTCATCCGCTTCATCCATGTCGAACAGCGCATTGATACGCTGTTTCAGCTCGGCCTCCACAGACTTGAGAACCTGCCAGTCCGCGTCAAATGCGGCGGTGCCGTCGTTCTTAATGTCCAGCTTTTTCAGCGGCTCCACGATGCTACTGAAATCAGCGGTGAGCTGATTGTATCTGTCCAGAATGGACAGATCGGCGGGACGGATGTAGATTTTGCAGATCAGCTTTCCGAATTTATTCACAAGGGGAATTTCTCGCGTACCGTCGTCGATAATTCCCTTGTATTCTTTGATAGACATAGACATTTACCTCCGATTTTGAATAAAAAAAGAGGGCGCGGAACAACACTTATTCCGCGCCCAATTGTGGATTTACTGGCCGCGTGTCCCTGTTAGGATGCAGGGGTGATGGTGGCGACGTTGGTTTCCATGTTGTAGGAAATGGACTTCTTCACCATGGGGCCGACGGGATGGATCTTGTAGGGGATCGCATAGCCGGTGGTGTCGCCGCCGGTGGACTGGGGCACAAACCATGCGTCACGCACATAGCAGGTGCCGGTCATAGTCTTGGTGGCGGGATCGACAGTTTCAAAGAAAGCCTCAGCGAACTCGCCCAGCAGGTCAGCCTCGCCGTACTTTTCCTCCAGCGCGCAGTCAAGCATATGCTCGTACATAGCGCGGTCAGGGTCCATGTAGTAGGGGTCAACATCGACCTCAGGCTCATAGCCGGAATGGGTGAAAGTGGATTCACCCAGCACGTTCTTGGAAGTTTCGGTGTCGGGGTTCAGTTCCTTGGTCAGTTCATCGTTGTCCTTGCCGATGGCCTCCCAGTCGGAGCCGTCCTTCCACTTGCCGAAGAACATACCTCTGTTGCGTTCCATTCTTGCCATAAAGGTTAATTCCTCCTGTAAGTAATTTTGAGCTGGATTTGGTACTTCGCCGCATCACTGCCGATCTGGATAGGATAGGCGGTCAGTGTGGGAACGATGGACTTTACCCGGCCCTCGTTGATTTGGGGGAAATGCCGCTGGGCATTCTGTTCCAAAATCCATGCAACAACCTCGTCATAAAATCCGAGGTTCGCAAGATTCTGTTCCACATCCGCGCCGTAACTTTCTTTGCTTGCAAAGATGTAGTTGATGCTCTGGATGTCGGTAGGAATTTCTTCGCCCAGTACGTTTTCCCGGTAGTTGATGGACGACGGAACCGCATAGAGTGCGTATTCCGTCGGACTTTCCGCAAGGTAGTCCACGCGGAAACGGTTTCCCGCCGAAAGGGCGGGACAGCCCCGAAACCACGCCCGGAGCTGTTCGGCATTATTTAACACCTGCGACATTTTTAGCCTCCTGTACGATGTCCGGCAGCCGGTCAGCCTTCATGCGCTCAAACCAAAATGGCCCAGCCAACGGGTTCACGTCCGTAGCATGATCCAACGGTCGTCCAGTCGGATGTTTCTTTTGACCCGGCGGACTAAAATACCGTGTTGGAACACCGCTGTCGTCCTCAAACACAGGAATGTTGGGGCCGTAGATTTCTCCGTAATACTGGTAGTGCGCATACGGGCCGGGATAGACAACCCTGCCGGTGCCGATCTGTGTAGCGCCATACGCGCTCTTTGCCATGTTGCCAGAGTCCCACGGACAATACGGCAGACTGTAATCAATGACAGTCTTATCAATGGTCTGCTGGACAAGTCCGCCCTTTTCAAGGTTACACTTTTTCAGCAGTTCCGCCGTGCTGCGTGGCATGAAAACTTTGGTTTTCACGGTAATCACGAGCCGACCACCTTCCAATGCTGGGCGTTACGGGCGCGGCGGTTGTCCGTCACGCCCAAAATCGTAAAGGCTTCATATTTCTTGTGCAGGGTTGCTGGCCGGGGGTTGGATTCTGTTACCGCTCCGTGAATGATAATGTCACCGTTGCGGAGGGTAAACAGGCCGCTTACATCCTCAGCGGATGCGTATTCCAGCGGGGTTGCATACGCACGCCCGCCAAAATTAGCGGTTTCGGGAATACGGATCGTGAACTTGTTGGCGGCTTTCAGGCCCTTGTCCACACTCGACACGATTTCACAAAACCACGAAACGCCGGTAATGATCGTCGCGTTGTAATCGTCACTGTCGGTTGCCGGGTTGTATTTCGCATTGAAAACGGTAATGATGTCGTTACATAAATTCATGCTTCGACCCCCCTGTAAAGCAGGGGTACGCCGTTATCGTCGGTTTCCCCCCACAGCATAGACTTGATGGTGGCGGACATGGATTTCTCCGCGTCCGCCACACTCAATGCCTTGCCGTAGGTTTCGGAATAACCGTCCGTGTTGAACGACGTAACTACCGGATTGTTCACCTGCGCTTCAACACCAGCTTTGCGGTCAATCTCGATAAGAGATGTCATGCACAGTTTGACGGCCTTGGGTACAGATTTCATTTTCTCTACCCGGCAGGCCGTCAGCCGATCAATGCGTTTACGCGCCTTAAATTCCAGCATCGTAAAGTCAGTTTTGGAGGCCGATCCACCGTACTCCGTGTATTCAGAATACGTTAAGTAGGTTTTCATACGTCCTCCTTACTGCGGCATCAAGCGCCAGCCTTGGGGGTGA